GTTGGTATACGGGAGCTTATGGGACCTCCGACCAACGGCCTCTTTGTTGTCGTGTCCCAGGTTCCTGTCAAATTTGAGTTTGAAATTCATACGTACCACTTTCCAGTCCCCTCTGAAGAAGATATCAAAAGGATAGTTCCGGGAGTCTCGGATGAAGTTTTGAAAAAGTGTCGAGGGGACTTGAGGTATGCCATTCAGAGCCTGACCCTTCACAGTGACGATAAGGATGAGTTTCAGGGTGCAAAGGACTTTATAGAAAGTCTCGTGTCAAGAAACTCAAACGTGAATCCGGTCCAGTACATAGGTCACTCGGTCCATGAACCTGGAAACGTCACGGCAATTTTACATGAAAATTATACAGACTCTCGTGTGTGCACACCGGCTGACATCATGGACTCCCTGAGCGAGTCTATGATTTTTGAATCAAAAATATATACAGGGAGCTGGGACCTATATCCGTACTATAACTTTTTAGGGTGTGTTTTACCGGCTGTTCAGATTGGACATACACTCAGACCCCCTTTGAGGCCCGGGTCTGTATGGACCAAACACCAAAGCGCGTGTGCGCGCGCCAAACGTCTCGAGGCCCTTGCTCAACGAATCCCGGGCAAACGTCTTTCGATGGATGAGATTCTTCTGTTACACACGTATGCCCAAAAGGGGGACGTGTCGGTCCTCAAAGAGCACGATCTCAAGTCCCAAGACTTGGACGTTCTGAACCATTTGAGCCTGAACAGCAAAATCAAGCCGAAGGATCTGGCCGCCCTAAAGAAAAGCCTCGCTTGAACATCAAGATGGCGTGTCAATGTGGTGCGCAACAGCAAACGGAGGAGGACTCCTTCGTCAAGGTTCAGGGTTCGGATATCTATTTCCACTGTGAAGTCTGTGAAGAGTCGGTCCTTGAATTGTCTCTAAAATTGAAGAAGCTGGAGCTGGAGCTGCTTCACAAGTACCTTGATCTGGGTATTCGCGCAAAGCCTGAGATTCGGATTTGGATTCGGTCGGACGGCGGGGACATGCACTCGGGTCTGAGTGCAATGGACGCCCTTGCACGGATCACAACGTGTAAGGTTCGGACGATTGCCGATGGGGTGTGTGCTTCGGCCGCCACCTTTCTTTTGCTTGGCGGTCGAACCCGACACATGACCGAGAATTCGTACATATTGATTCATCAACTGAATATGGACGGAACCTGGGGAAAGTTCGAGGATTTTAAGGATCAGATGCACAACCTCGAAAAGTTTATGGATCGGTTTCGCGATATTTACACGCGCGAGACGAAGATTCCCGAGAAGCGTCTGAACAAGATACTCAAGCGGGACCTGTACATGGACGCCAAGAGGTGTCTCAAGTGGGAGATTGTGGACTCGGTGTGGTAAAGAGATCAAGGGACGAGTCGAGGTCCGCAGGACCTCCTCCTTGTCCTCTTGGGATCCCTCGGGGTCGAGAGTTTTCCGGGTCACAGTTGCTGCGCAACTGGTTCTACTCCTCCTTGACGCCCGGCTCTTCAATGACATCGGGAACCTCGGACACGGTCTCAATGATGGTTGCAGCCGCCTTGGCCATCTTGGGAGGGGCTGCAATAATGTCTGGAATCTTGACGGCACCCTTCTGGAACTTGTCGGTGAACTTCTTGTACAGGAAATAACCAATCACCAAAATGGCGACGATCGCCACAATGTTAAACACGTTAAAGGGGGATTTGGAGGTGATCTCCTGGATGACGGCACGCTTGGCATGATCGACAACTGGGGCGCTCATTACTAAAAAAACGTGTTTTTTTCACGCCAAGGGAGCGCGGCCCCCTTGACGGAGTCAACTGAACATCATGGACGTACTCATAGATCGCGCGTGGTCAGACTTTGCGAGCCTTCGTGAGTCGAGAGGGACTGAAGTCCATCTCCCCGCATGCGAGTTTCTCTGTACCTTTTGCGGGGGTGCCAAAGTTTTTGACGGTGTGGAAATTGATTTACCAGTCTGTCGTGACTGTGGGCGAGTTGATGAGGCGTACATTTGCGAGGAGCCCGAGTGGCGGTCTGGAGGGGACGGCGAGACGGCTGACCCGTCTCGCGTCGGCGCCCCTGTGAATACCGACCACTTTTCGGCCGCCTGGGGTCAGACGACCTATATGACGGTTGCCCGAGCCGCGTCGTATGCCACCCGCCGTTTGGCTCGGATAAATATGCACGCGTCAATGAATCACAAAGATCGGGCGCTGTTCCACGCCTATGCCGAGCTGGAAAGAATAGGCAAAGGGATCTTGGGACTTACAGATGCGGTTATGTATTCGGCCAAAATCAAATACAAGGCGTTCAATGAAGCGGTCCTGACCCGTGGGGCGGTCCGAAACGGGATCAAGGCGAACTGTGTGTTCCAGGCGTGTCGCGAGGCGGGCGTTGCGCGGACGACGCAGGAAATTGCCGATGCGTTTGGTATTCCGGCCCGAGACTTGAGTCGGACCTTTGATATGTACCAGGAACAGGTTCCCGAGACGGTCGTCCATATCACGACCCCGGCCGATCTCGTGAGTCGGTTTTTCAACGAGGTCACGGGTATTTCAGAGGCGGAGCGAGGGCGAATCAAGATGCGTATTATCTCAAAGTGCAAGTCATTGGAAGACAAGGTGGAGCTTATGGGACGAACACCCAAGGCGATTGCGTGCGCGGTGATGGCTTCCGTCCTCAAGGAGGTTCAAGGAGCGCCCTCGAGGGCCGAACTTTGTAGAATTTGTGATATTTCCGTGCCGACTCTCTCGAAGATTGAAGCACTTTTGAATAGTTAAGGACTTTTGTTGCGTCTCGTATAATGAGTCAGGTCACCCTTTTCGTCTCAACCCCGTGTTATGGCGGCGTCTGTCTCCAGGCCTATGCCGAGTCCATGCTTCGTCTCCAGCGCACGTGCGCCGTCAACGGAATTCAGATGATGCTTGATACGACAGAGAATGAGTCTCTGGTCCATCGGGCCCGGAACCTCGCTGTGGCCCGATTCATGCAAAAGACCCAAGCGACCCATTTTTTGTTTATTGATGCCGATATCCACTTTGATCCAGACTCGGTGATTCGTCTGATCAAGTCGGGTCACGAGGTCTCGTGTGCCGCGTACCCAAAGAAGTGCGTCATGTGGGACCAGGCGGAAGCCTATGTCAAGTCGGGCAAGGAGGGTCGGGACCTGGCCCGTGTCGCTTCTTCTCTGGTTATGAATTTCCGGTACCAGCAGACCCAGATTAAGGATGGATTTGCCGAGGTTCTGGACGGGCCTACGGGTTTTCTGCTCATCAAGCGTGACGTGTTCCGACGGATGGAGGAGAAGTACCCGGAACTCGAGTGTATGAATGACCACCAGAATCGCGATCTGGACCGGTATAACGCATGCTTCGACTGTATGATTGATCCAGACACGCGCCGGTACCTGTCTGAAGACTACGCCTTTTGTCGGCGCTGGCAAAAGATGGGCGGCCAAATATTTGCCGATTGTATGACCGTTTTGGGTCACGTAGGCAATATCCGGTTCCAGGGATCACTGGAGGACCGCCTTAAAAATACGGTGAGCGTGTAGGTGCTAAAGTTGAGAAGACACTTAAAACCTAGCTCCGTCTAACTATCAATGACCGTCCTCCACGTATGTATGATCACGCGAAATAAGTCAATTAGCGCAACAAGCCTCCACACGGCGATGAATCTCCACATGCTGTGTATGCAGCGCGGCATGCACTTGGAGATTCACTTTATGGAAGACAAGTCATCTTTGCCAAAACTCATCAAGTCGGGTGAACGTATCTTTTGGATGGATTATGGAACAAATCTCAATAACGAAATCCTGCACAAGGTTGTTGACCCGTTCGACAAGGGCGTCCAGGTTCTCGTGTTCCCATCGGTCAAGGAGGGGATCAATTGGGACCAGTTTACAAAGAAAACAAAGGCGGGCTCGACGGAGAATGTAGGTCAACGTGGTCTCGAGTTTGATACGACGGTTGGCAAGAAATTGACCGATGGGCTCTATGATTTGGACAAGACTTCGGCGCGTGTATGGGCCATGGATGGAAAGCCCGTGGACAAGAAACTGCGAGGCGGGAAAGACCCCGTCAAGCTGCCTCTGGACTCGAACGAAGCCATGTTCACGACGCTCAAGAATATTGGAATCAAAGTGGGCGTCGCATCCGATGCGATCGTCGTGTGTCACTATACGCACGAGTGTTTTGGAAACATTCTCGAAGCTGCGGGAGTTGAACTTGCTCCGTAAGTTCAACCACTTGCTCCGTAAGTTAGAGACGAGACGCGTTTCAATTGTAGATCAAAAATGGGTGGAGGGGACCTCCGTGCGTTTATCGCAAACGCGTGGGGGGCTTCGACCGACCCAGCCCGGTTCCCGGGACCCCAACCCGTCTCCATCGAGAGACGACACTTCCCTCTCCTCAAACGCCAACCGTACCTGGTGTGTGAAAAGACGGATGGTGTGCGCCACCTCCTTGCAAGTACTGACGAGGGCGTCTTCCTCGTAAACCGCGCATTTGCGTGTGAAAAGGTGAACATTCGCGTGGCAAAGGACACGCTCTTGGATGGTGAGCTCGTCATTTCTAAAACCGGTAAAAAGTTGTTTATGATTTATGACGCCGTGCGTGTCAAGGGCGAGGATCTGACCCAAAAGCCGTTGGACGCACGTCTCGACGCGGCTCGTAAAGTGGTCAAGGCCATCATCAAGACGGCGAATGCACCCCTAGAGATTCGGGTCAAGGCCATGTGGCCTCTCGGTGATCCAATTCCCGACCTCAATTCGTTCGAGTACGAGACGGATGGGCTCGTGTTCACGCCTGTGAATGAGCCTATACGCACGGGAACCCATGAGACCATGTTCAAGTGGAAGCCTCGTGAACGTATTACGATTGATTTTTGTATCAAAAATGGAACAGACCTTTTTGTACAGGACAAAGGGATCCCATACAAAGAGGCTAGTCTGCACCTGCACAATATCCGTCGAGACCTTCCGGACGGTACCATCGTGGAGTGTGGATACGGGGACTTGGGGTGGTTTGTGGAGAAGATCCGAACAGACAAGACACATGCAAATAACCGCCGCACATACTTCAGGACTATAGTGAATATACGGGAGAACATCCAACTACAGGAGTTTGATTGACCTAAAGACGTGAGCCTTTCTCATGATGTGTAAAAAATGACCCCTACCGAGCGTTACGCAGCCGCTTTCAAGGAACTTTATGCCGTGTGTAAGGAACAGGATTGGGGTGACCCTTTTTCTTACGCACGTTCACGTGAAATTCACATGGCTATTCTTCTAGGACACAAGGTGGCCACCACGTATGCAGGAGCGGACGGGTTCGAACCTGATGGCTCCCCCGTCGAGTACAAATCCACTATAACCGATGAAATTAAAGGGACCTATAATGGCATAAGTGTTCACGATACGTGGGAGGACCAAGTAACGTATCTAGAGAACAAGAAGATTGGGTGTTATAAACATCACTATTTCGCAAGGTACTCCGAAGATAAGATTGTTGAAATGTGGAGACTGGATGGCTCTAAAGTTCTAGAACTCCTCTTGCCCAAACTTCATAAACAGTTCATCAAGGAGAAGAAGGGCAAAGACCCCCGTCTTGGTGCCACTATCACAAGCAAGGAAATAAGGACTTTTGGAGAAAAGGTCACAGGCTTTTCATAGGCCGATACCACGCTTGATAAAACTCGCCACGAAGTACTTGTATACCTGGTAATTCAGATACGCGTTCATCATCTTTCACGTACCATTTGTCAAATCGTCTTACGAGCAGCGCATAGTGTCCCCCGTTCTTGTGTCCCTGGTGCATCACACACGCAAAGAGTTTGAGCCCTTCAAACTCAAAAGGAATTTCAATCGGAAATTTGTAGTCGTACATGGAGAATGAAAAACTCGTAAACTTGGGCCACCGGCTTACGCGGGTCTGGAGGGCCACACGTGGGTGTGTCGTTCCAGAACTGTCTGTGTAATTTTCGACCAAAATTGGTTCGGCCCTATCTTTGAGCAGGTCCTGGAGCCGACAGGGTTCGGTCACGTCCAACAACAGGGTCGTGAATGTGTTTCGAACCTCGGAGGTTCCATCCTCCCATGTAGTCACTTGTGTTTCCTCCCCGTTGAAAAGATCAGTCACAAAGTCCTTTCCAAGAGACTGTTCAAAAACATCTATGAGGTGAAGAATAACCTCTTGAGCGTCGTGTTGCCGCATGTCAGCAAACTGTGGGTACCGAACTTTGAAGGCTCCAAACAAATCGCTCGGACTGACGGGGTCCGTTTTGCCCTTGACGAAGAGTTGTTTGATGACCTTTTGGTACTCGCGGGTAATGTCACATGGACCCGTGTATTCCACGTCAAAGAGAAACTTTGTGAGTGGAGGCACGTGCGCCAAACACTGAACGGCCGTGTTGAAATAGCACGAATTTCCAAGGTTCCAGAGACCTCGCATCTTGTCTTAGAGACACTACGCACTGTATCTCTAAGACAAAATGAGTTTCGCGATTCGTGAAGGTGCCAACCCAGCGGCCAAGGTCCTATTTGACAAGTGGGCCCAAGTCATCGAGGCCCACAAAGCCAGTGAGAATACCGAAATTGAGATTCGGTTCGGTCGGCGGTCAGGGACCAAGTTTGACACCAACGTGGGACGGCCAACCTTCCAGAAGGTTCTACAGGCTCTGACCAAGTACGAGGGGTGGGAATCCACCAACCACACGGAGGTGACCGTGTACTACTTCGAGGGTGGGAAGCGCCTGTCCGTGAATGAGCAGACGGAGGAACAGGTTGGCGAAATCAAGACCCGCGTGACGGTTGATGATTTTCATTTGCCCAATGAGCCGTTGGACGTGCGTCTGGGTATTAGCACGGAGGTTCCGTTCGAGTATGACGGTGAGGAGACGAGTACCGAGCAAAAGACCAAGGAGCGTTGGTCGTTTGTTCGCAAGAACCTGGCGATCGACATGACAATCATCACGGGTAACCCGGATGACAAGGACTCGGATGAGGACAAGACGTACCAGATCGAGTTGGAAATTATTGACCCGTCTCAAATTCAAAACAAAATTGAGCTCTTCAACCTCATGTACAAGGTGTTTGACTTGATGAAGTGTCTCTAGCCCAGTCCAGTTCCGTAGGAACTGTCCGCCCCCGGGGCTCACGACTGCGAAGCAGTCGGCCGCTGAACCTTCCTCTTGACGGGCCCGACCACCCCATACTTCACCTTATTCATAACATTCTTAGTCCATTTCTCCTTGATTTTCTTCATTTGTGTGGCGGTCGCCTTCCCCTTGAGCGCCACGCGAATCTCGTTCCATGTCATGTTCTTCCGCGTGTTGATTCCCAGACCTTCCAGCGTGTTTGACAGGTTGGTCGCGTTCCGTGGGATGGTGTACACATAATTGAGTCGGTGGTTCGGCCCGGCCCGTGGTTTCTTGGGCACCTGCTGGCCCCGGAACATGTACGCATTCTTGACAAAGCGTTTGTACAGAGCATCCACATCCTTCTTGAGTGGCTGACCCTTGGCACCCTTGGGCAAACCGTTCAGGGCCCGGATGAGCTTGCGTGCGTTATTCTTGTTGTATGCAGGTCCGAGGTTCTGGCTCAAGCGCAAGTTCCACTCGAGTTGGCGCGCAAAGGCCTCCTCCTCCGCCTCGTTGCGCGCCGCCTCTTCAGCCGCACGCTTGGCATTTGCAGCCGCTTTGTTCGCAGCCGCCTTTGCCGCGGCCGCTTTGTTCGCAGCCGCCTTGGTGGCCGTCTCCTTCTTTCCGTACAAAACAGCCCGGATGGCGTTGAACCGGTTGGCCATGTTCAACGCGTTGTATTCTTTGAACAAATTGGGGCTCAAAAGCTTCTGAGCAATCTTCTGACGCACGTTCGCCCCAAGGGTTGCCCACTCGCGCTCGGTCGCCACGCCCTCCTCCGTGACTCGGCGAACCTTTCCGTTATTCAAAAATTTGTAGTACATTCCATTGATGAGCACATCCGCAGATCGGTTCGGCCGGTTCGATGTCCCCGATCGGGTCTTTATGTAGGCCATCAGGTCAGCCTTTGATGTCTTTGCGTTGACTTGGGCGATACCTATATTGCGCGCAATGGCCAAGAGTTCCTGGGCGGGGATCCGAGTCGCCTGTTTCCCGTTGATGCGCAAAATCTTGTCGAGACCCATCTCAATCCTGTGCTTCGGTGCATAATTGTTCGCCGTCTTGACGTTCGCGGGGATGCCGAACAGAGTCCGAACGGCTGCAGGGATATTCCGCTTGGCAGTCGCATAAGCCTTTATCACAGTTTTGGCGCCAAGTTTCTTGTCCTTTGGAACGTCATACACGCGTGGCTGGTGGCCTGGGCCGGGGCGAACGTACTTCTTCCCGGACGGGTCAACAAAGGTCCACTCGGTCCGCTCGGCGCGGTTTGGCGCACGTTTCTCGAGGTTCTGGGTCGGCAAAGGAATGCCCAGGGTCCGAAACACCTGTTTGGTCGCGGGAGGCGGCTCAACGCCCACCTCCCTGAACCGTCGAGCGACCGTGGCGGCGTTCTTTGCCGTGAGTTTCAGCTGCCCAACCTGAACGGGAAACGGAAGCCCCATGCGGCGCTCCATCTTGGCCCACATGTACAGACGGGGCTTGTTGTCTTGGCCGGGACGCACGTAGTACCCATCGGGTGGGGTCGCGGTCCACGAGGCGGCCAAGGGGTACCTGTTGGCGGCCCGGGCGCGTGCCGCCGCCCCCGCGTTCTTCCGAGGCTTGGTAAGCATGCTTCGCCCCCGCTGAAACACAAAGGCGGGTGCGATGCCGTACGTCGGACTCAGAAACTGGAAAAAGAGCTCGCGGGGCAGGTCGAGGTCCTTCGGGTCCTTTATGCCGGAAAAGAGGACGGTTCCATTCTCAAAAAATTGATAGATCCATGTAGGTTTCTTGAGTTTCAGATAGACGGCCCGAATGCCGTACCCAAAGTCGGGTTTGACGCTCTTGCGCATGGACGCAGGGAGCTTCAGAAGCTCGTCCCCGAGTCCGTCGAGGTCAAAGCGTTTATTGACGTTGAACATCCCATCAATCTTTTTGTAGGTTGGCGTCGCCCTCAAAAGAGATTTCGGGGCCCACCCGTTCTTGACGATGGCCAAGAGGGCTTGTTCATAGTTTCCCGCCCCGAGTACGTCAAAGCCAGTTTCGCTCAAAACGATAGTCGTGTTGCGGTACTTGGCGACGAGTTTTGTGACCTTTTCCGAGTCTCCGACCCACCGCCCTTGGGCCCATCGTATGACGGGTGCTTTGAACGCCGCCTTGTATCCCATAATCTCTGAAAACCCTTTCGGCTCGGACGTGAATACGGCGCGCCAGTTGGTCGGCACATTGAAGGAGACGATCTGGGCCGTAATCACAGCTTTGGACACCTTGTAGAACCCCTGATTGTTTGTAAAAATAAGCTTCCGCCGGAAAACTTCTTGGATCTTTCTGGCGGCTGCGTTGACGCTCATATCTGATATTTAGATACATTTTAATTTTCCACAAAGTCAAGACCGAAGATGAATGGCTGAGCCGAGTATGAATTTCCATTCCAAATTCGCGACTCGGTCCGGACCTCTATCTCGCGCGAGCTGAACGGACCGGCGTAAAAGTCCTGATTGAACTTGAATGTCCCGAGCATATTCTCCTTGCAGTGCTGATTGAACCGCTCCACAAAAATACGCTGGGGCACGCACAGGTCCTTGCCGAGCCGCACCTTCTCGGAGCACAGCAAGTGCTGGAGCGCGTTTGTGACGGTCGCAATCTGGTTTTGGACCTGCTTGAAGTAGGCCGGAAGCACGTTCCAGATATCCTTGTCTGCAAACTTGTGCGCATAGTCCAGGTAGGCCCGGAGACACTTGCACAGAATCGCGGGCATCTCCAGCTCGAGCTTATCATCCAGGTGAGGGTCCGCCACCTCTGGAGCAATCTGGCGCCCAAAGTTGACCGTGGCCAACCGACGCAGAATCGACCCAGAGTTGTCCTTCCAGTTTGGAACCTCATTCCCGCCCAAAATGCCCGGCGTCTTCCACTGAACGCTCACAGCCGTCTCGCACTTGCGCGCCACGGAGACGTCCTCACCCGAAACGAGTGACTGAAACTCGGCCTGCTCGAGCTGCAGGTCCCCCTTGATCTCGGGGCTAATGAACATGAACCCCTTGTAAATGCTCTGGAGCCCAAACTTCTTCTCGATATTGTTCGAAAGGGTCGCCACATCCTCACACTCGTAAAACTTGCGCGCCACCTTGGTAATCAGGGTCGACTTGCCTGACTGAGCAATCCCCTTGAGGAAAGGGATGATTTGCCATCCGTCCAGCTCGTTGACGTCGAAGCACAGACGGCCCATGAAGACGTAGATCCAGCGACAGACCGCCTCGTCGAACCTTTGATAGTCCAGAACCTTCTGGAAGTTTGGCGTCGCGATATGGTACCAGTCCTCAATCTCGTGGTGTGGGTCAAAGGGCAAGTCAAAGTACTTGCACGACACGAGCTCCGGATCCAACGCGTGAAACTCCTTGGACGTGTACTCGTAAAATGTACACTGTCGAGCGCCCGTCTCGGGGTTCCGGTTCTCATCGATCGGCCGAGCGTCTAAAAGCCCATTCTCAAAGGACCAGACGTGACGGTCCTTCTTAATCTCCGAAAATTGAATATCCTTACAATTGGACAAGTGCCGAATCACATCGTTGGCCATGTTCCCACGATTCGTCAGATTCATCCACATCTCTGCATTGTCCTCCTTTTGGGTCTCGTCATATACAAAGTCCTTGATCTCCTTGACGGGCTTCCAGGCTCGCGTGTTGCGAATCTCCTTGCAACACTGATCACGGTACCGGCGGTACCCGTTCTTGTACGCCTGTCTCAGCAAGTAAATGAGGAGGGTCTGGTACGAGCTGGTGGCCTCACCCAGGTCAAAGTCTACGTCAGGATTCTCCACAAGGGGCTGGTTGAACATCTTGTACTCAGCATCATTCTCAATAAACTTGTTCACGATCGTCTTGTAACACTCGCGGAACCGCTTGATACGCCGCTCATAACTCATCTTGTCTCCATTGAGGTCCTCCGTCTCGGACTTGGTAATTTCCAAAAGCTCGGAACGGGCAAGCATGTAGCCACAAATATTGACGGTGATGCGCTTCTTCTCAAGCATGCGCTCAAGATCCTCCTTGTCGATATCGATCGGAAGACTGTACTCGTCCCGCCGAGGACTCGCCGGAAGCCATTTGGTCGCCAACTTGGAGTAAATCTCTTGGCGTTTGTCTGTGTTTTGCAAATTTAGGTACAAATTTCGCTCACAGTCGTTCAATTTGTTGTTCAAATCGTCAGCAGTCCACGAGTTGATTTCCTTCTGGTAGACACTTCCATCTGGAACGGGAGTCGCCTTCTTTTGTGTGGACGCCTTAGACATTGATGAAATAGCGCGAGACTTTTTTAAGCCTCAGACACGGGGGCCACGGGGACCATCTTGTTCAGTGCGGCCGCAATCTTGACCATGAGCTTATTGTGCATCTCCAAGTTCAGAGCAATCTTCTCGGCGGCGTCCTTGAGGCTCACCAGGGCGGTCGCGATGGTCTCGCCGTCCTCGGTGGCAAGCAGACTTCCGAGCGCCTCGAACATATCCATGCCCTCCTCAAAGTCCATCTCCTCGTCCTCGTCCTCCTCCTCGTCCTCCTCGGGCTCGGCCTGCTGAACAATCTTCGGTGGGGGTGCACGCGGGCGAGACATTTGTATTATTCTTGTAGGAAAAAGGTCTCGAATATTTTCGCAGCTGATAGTAAATGCCTGGGGGCGCTCTTATGCAACTCGTCGCCTATGGCGCGCAGGATGTGTACCTGACGGGTGATCCCAAAGTGACCTTTTTCCAGACGGCATACAAGCGTCACACCAATTTTGCTATGGAAACCGTCCAACAGACGGTGGCGGGAAACGTTGGCCCCGGTGGTCTCGCGTCCGTGACCCTTGCTCGCTCAGGCGACCTGGTCGGTGACATGTTTGTGGTCCTTCAGCCAACGCCAACAAGCACATCCAATTTGACCACAAATAACAGCGTGGCCGATATGGCCTGGGTTGCCGAGCGTGCTTTTTCGTCCGTGGAGCTTTTCATCGGCGGTCAGTCCATTGATAAGCACTACCAGCTGTGGTTCCGTCTGTATGCCGAGGTGTTCCTGAATGATACCAAAAAGCAGAACTATGGAAAGCTGACCTCGTGCCCCTCTCCAACAAACTCAATCACGTCTCCAAGCTACGTGTACCTGCCCCTTCTGTTCTGGTTCAACCGGAACCCGGGCCTGTTCCTGCCCCTGGTGGCTCTCCAGTACCACGAGGTCCGTCTCGACTTTACCATGAGTTCTCAGTACACGAGCTATTTTGGAAACAATCCTTTCGCCGTGTGGGCCAACTATGTGTACCTGGATACGGAGGAGCGTGATAAGGTGGCCAAGAAGCCCGCTGAGTACCTGATTGAGCAAGTCCAGCACGTGAATGCCGACCCCGTCGGATCGACCAACGAGAACACTCCAAGTGTGATCCGCATGCAGTACAATCACCCAGTCAAGGAGCTCATCTGGTGTTTCCAGAACCCCGCTCCTTCTTCCAACCCCAACTCCCTGTGGAACTTTTGCTCCAGCGTGTCGAACGTGAACGTGACCGTTGACCCTTCCAAGTTTGCCGGCTCTCAGGCTCCATTCTCTCCGGCCCACGTGGGTTCGCCGGCCCTGTTTGTGCCAGCTCCTTTTGCGACGCCCCTGTACGCCTCGTCGAACACAGTTGTCACCTCTAGCAACATCCAGACCGGAACTCTTCTGTCCGTTCAGTCAAACGTTCTTTCTGGCAACGTCTTCTGGGTCGAGTCGGGTGTTCCCATTGCTTCGTCAAACCTGACATATGGACAGGAGGTTGGGCCTATGCACCAGGCGAAGATCATCTTGAACGGTACCGACCGATTCGTGCCTCAGTATGGCAAGTACTTTAACCAGTATCAGCCATACCAGTACCACGCTGGTGTTCCGTACCCAGGCATCTACGTGTACTCGTTCGCCCTCAAGCCCGAGGAGCTGCAGCCAAGTGGCACGTGCAATTTCAGCCGTATCGATATGGCCCAAATTGCCGTGAACCTGAAGACGGGTATGCCGTCTCTGAACCAACAGATGTTTGCGGTCAATTACAACATCCTTCGTATCCAATCTGGTCTCGGCGGTCTTGCGTTCGCGAATTAGACGTGAGTTTCTCGTCAATTTTTTTTTCTTGGGTACTAGTACCAAGCGATCATGGCAGGAGGACTTATGCAGCTCGTTGCGTACGGCGCGCAGGACGTGTACCTGACGGGCCAGCCCAAGGTGACTTTCTTCCAGGCTGTGTACAAGCGCCACACCAACTTTGCGATGGAGAACATCCAGCAGACGGTGAACGGCACCCCCTCCAACGGTGGCCGCGTGTCCGTGACCATCGCCCGCAACGGCGACCTGGTCGGTGACATGTACATCCGCCTGCAGCCCACTCAGACGACCGCCTCTAACCTGACCTCCACCAACGCCAACTTCGACACGTGCTGGGTGGCTGAGCGGTCCGTGGCCGACATTGAGCTGACCATCGGTGGCCAGCGCATTGACAAGCACTACCAGACCTGGTGGCGCCTGTACGCCGAGC